GCTTACAACGTAGAACAAATCGATAAGCAAGAGAATGAATCTTATACTACTAGTATTGTTGAAAAGAGATAACTTATGAACAATACGGGATATATAAAAGTTTATAGAAAAATGCTAGATAATCCAATTATATGCAAAGATGCAGAACATTTGGCTGTGTGGATATATTTATTGTTAACTGCTACACATCAGAGTTTGTCAGTCGTGTTTAATGGAGAAAAAATAGTGCTGAATCCAGGACAATTGATAACGAGTACTTTATCTATTTCATCAAAACTTAAGATAAACAAAGATAAAATCCAACGTATTCTAAAGTCGTTCGAAATTGATAAACAAATTAATCAACAACAAAGTTCAAAAGGACGCCTTATTACGGTACTTAATTGGAGTAAATACCAAATGAGTGATATACAAAATGATAAACAATTGATAAGCGACTGCGAAACAACTGATAAACAACTGATAACAAACAATAATGTAATAAATAATTATTATTATTATCTAGAAAAAATATACGCGCGCACGATATCTTCTGTAGAAATTGAATTGTTGGATTATCTGCTTGAAACGTATGATCCAAAGTTAGTTAAGTTAGCTTTAGACAATTCTTGCATAAATAATGCGAAACGTCTTAGTTATGTTAAGAAAACTTTGGAGAATTGGAAATCAGAAGGAAAGACTATAAGTGATTTTCAAACTCAAAAAGTAGAAGAAAAGGAAGAACAACCAGTAGAATTATTTGAATACAATTGGTTGGAAGAGGAAAGACAATGACATTAGATGAAGTAAAAAATTTTATGAGACATATATCAAGTTATTACAAACTAGGTCTTGAAAAGTGGAGAATAGAGGAATGGTACAAAACTCTAAAAAACTATAAGAAAGAAGATTTGTACGAGCGCTTTGAATCTCATAAGAACAGTACAGCCACAGAAGCTCCAAAGTTACTTTTATTGATTGAGAGATTAGAAAAGATTCCAGAAAGCGCAAAAGAGCTTATATGTGTATGTCATTTTTGTGGAAGTCAAATAGCTACTGAAAGATGCTTAACAAGTATTAAACAACATGAAGATAGATGCAGAAGTATTCAGTATTTGAAAAAAATATATAGAAAATATTTTAATCGCGAGATTAGAGACATACAAAAGTTATATGAAATGGATAATCAAGAATTTCTTTTAAAACATGATGAAGTTTTAAAGGAATTGCTAAAAGTTCCAACACTAGATGAAAATGATCAATTTTGTATAAGTAAGTATTTAAATTTAGACAGCAAAGAATCTAGAAATATAGCGATAACGAGAAGTTAGGAGAAGTAAATATGCTAATAGCATTAATAGTAGTTCTAATCATTTTGATGATTACATCAACAGCAGTATTACTGTATGAACGTTATTGGTTAAAAGAGCTAATCAAATTTATCCAAAAATATAACACATCATTAATGAAGAAGAACAAGAAACATGAGAAGTACAATCAAGAATTAACTGATGAAATGAAGAAATTTATTAAGCATCAGCAAAACATAGAAAAGAAAATTTTAGAAGGGAAGAAGTAATGTAATAGGTTTTACAGCAGGATTTGTATTAGGAGTATTTTTAACACTGATTATAAGTGTAAATGCTTATGCAAGTCTTGAAGATGAATTAATTGAAGAAAAAGAAAACAACAGGAAATTAGCAAAAACAATAGAAGAAATTAGGAAGGAAAAAGAAGATGGAGAATAAAGAGAAAATAGTAGGACTTGATAATAAGCTACAGTACATAAAAAAAGAAATTTGCATAATGCAAAAAGATCAAGAAGGTTTTGGTTACAAATATGTTAGTGAAGAAAGTATACTTCTTAGATTAAATGAGTTAATGCTTGAATTAAATTTAAGATTAATACCTAGTATTATAGCAACTTCACTTGAAAACAAGCCAATAACTTATAAAGATAAAAAAGGTAATGAATGCAACGATACAATCGTACAAGCTGAAATGAAATTTATTTGGAAAGATATTGATTCTGGAGAAGTAGAAGAAGTTTATTGGGGATTATTCGGACAACAAAGTGATGCTTCTCAAGCTTTCGGTAGTGGTCTAACATATTCAAATAGATACTTCTTGTTAAAGTATTTTAATATTGCAACGTCGAAGGATGACCCAGATAAGATAAGAAGCGAGCAACAAAAGGAACAAGAAGAAAAAGAATTACGTTCAAAGATGAGTGCAGCGCAAACAAAAATTAAAAAATTATTTGTAGAGTGTGTTACAAAACTTGGAGGTAGTAGTAAAGTTTATGAAGTAATGGGAACATCAAAGGATGGTTTTACTAAAGACTTTAATGATATCTCTAAGCAAGACAACTTAATTGAACAAATGAAACTTATCTTGGAGAGTGATAAGGATGCTTAGCTTAGAAGAAAGAGAAGAAAGAAGACATCAATTAGGAGCATCAGAAATTCATAAGATATTAAATTTTGATACTCAAGAGTGTCAGCAACTTTGGGAATTAAAAGTTGGTATAAGAAACTACGAAGAGTTAGATAATGATGCTATTGATGCTGGAAACATCTTAGAAGAACCTTGCTTAGATTATTTTGAAAAAGAGAATAATGTAGAGCTTGTCCGTAATGAAAGAATTGAACACAAAACAATTCCTGGATTAGTAGCTAGTTATGATGCAAGAATAAGTGATACACAGATTCCAGTAGAGAACAAGGTTATCAACGAAGAGTCATTTAAAAAGTGGATTGCAAAAAGAAGTTTTAATGCACTTTATATGGATTTAAAACTTAATATATCAAATGCTTATTATTGTCAATGCCAAATACAGATGCAAATAAGTGGAGTTGATAAAGCGATATTAAATGTTAATACGTTAACTGATGAAGAACAAGAAAATCCGATTAACGTAGTAATAACAGATATTCACAATAAGCAAATTGAAATATTAAGAGATGATCCATTGATAAAGGAATTAGAATCTAGAGCCAAATATATGCTTCATTGCATGAAATATAAGAGAAGGCCTTCTGAAAAGGAATACTTCGAAAAATATGTTTTGGAGGTGTAAAGATGATAGAAACTAGTTTAAACGTAAACGATTATCCTGAACCACCAGAGATAAAAGAAAAATCGATAAAAAGAAAAGTTATTTTAACTTATGAAGTCGAAGATGAGATTCCTGAATCATGGAACGAAGAAGACATAAGTAAATACATAAAAGAAAATTTAAACAAATACATTAGTCTTTATGATTATGAAGACATAGAAATAGAAAATTAGGAGGGAAATTATGGAAACAAATACAGTATTAATTTCATTGGAAAAGTACAATGAGATATTTAGTGAAAATATAAATAAGGAACAAAAAATTAAAGAATTAGAGCAATCATTAGAAGATGTAAAAGAAGAATGTAGTCAAATAAAAATTGCTATCTACAAAAGAGTTTATTCTAATAATAATTACAATTTAACAAATATTAAACAGTTTAGTTTTGATGACTATCATTTTAGAGATATTATAAGTGACCTTCAAAAAGAAGGATACAAAAGCGAAAAAGAAATGATTGAAATAATTAAAAAAATGCATACTCAAAAGCAAGAAGAACTTAGACAAGAAGAAAAATCAAAAAGTTCAGAGGTAGCAGATGAATAATTTAGTTTATTTAATAGGAAACTTAATTGAAGAACCTAATATTGAGATTATCAAGGAAGAAAAGAGCAAATTGATTCTTAATATAAAAGTTAGAAGACAATATCCAAATGAAGATGGAACTTATGAGAACGATATATTTAGATGTGTCACATGGAATGGGGTAGCAAAACATACTAGTGAGCGTTGCCATAAGGGAGATTTAGTTGGCATAAAGGGTCGTCTCCAAACCAGAACATGTGTAGATAGTGATGAAATACACAACTTAGCTGAAGTAGTTGCTGATCGTGTTTCACTCTTGGCGAGTAAGAGAAATGAGGAGTAATTATGACAATAGAAAAACTATTAAATGATATTGAATGTAGAAGAATTGTAATGATACAAAGTCATACAATACCTAAAGCAATATCAATGAACGTTAAAACTAAAGAGAAGATAGTAATTAATTCAAATTTCAAAGATGGCACAGTTTACGGTTTAAACATTTTTATCGATGACAAATTAGCAGATGATGAATTTAGGTTGTTGAGGAAGTGATGAAAGCTAGAGGAAAAATAGTTAACTTAGATTTAGACTTCGTAAGTCATAAACCTAAGTTGACTATTCAACTTGATAATCAAATGCTAGTTGGATATGACGAGATAAAAGACTTGGAAGATTTGGATATAACAATAGAAAAGCATAAAGAAAAGCGCAGCAAAGATGCAAATGCATATTGTTGGAAATTATGCCAGGAGATAGCTAACAAGCTAGGAAGTACTAAAGAAGAAGTATATCAAGAAGCGATTCATAGTAAAGGTCCATTCGAGATAGTACCAGTTAAAGATAAAGCTGTAGACAAGTTCATTAGTGCATGGAGTAAAAACGGTTTAGGCTGGATAGCAGAAGTGTTTAGTGATTCTAAGTTAGAAGGATTTACCAATGTAATTACTTATTATGGCAGTTCTTCTTTTGATACCAAAGAAATGAGTTACTTATTAGACTACTTAGTGCAAGAAGCTAAAAATTTAGGAATACAAACTCTAGCTGATTTAGAATTAGAAAATATGATAAAAGCGTATGGAATAGAATAGGAGAGATGTTATGAAAGAATTAACTAAAGAAGAAGTATTAAATTTACAAGAAGGAACACAATATGTAGTTTATAATCCATTTACTGATAGTTTAAGTGTTGAAATAGCGAATAAAAAAGATATTGCACATAACAAGTACTGCGAACCAAGACTAAAATTCTATGTGAAGGAATATGAAAGCTAGGAGAAATATGCAAATGAATGAAGATCATATAAAAAAAACAAAAATAGAACTGTATAACGATCATTTTGAAAATGCTAAAAGATACAATATACCTCATGCTCAATTAATCATTGCAGATATACCTTACAACTTAGGAAATAATGCCTATGCAAGCAATCCTATGTGGTATGAGAATGGAGACAATAAAAATGGAGAATCAAAACTTGCTGGAAAAAGTTTTTTTGACACAGATAATGATTTTAAAATAAATAACTTCTTTGATTTTTGTACTAGGTATCTTAATAAGGAACCCAAGACGAGTGGAGAAAGAGGAAAAAGTAGTAATGCACCAGCTATGATTATATTTTGTGCATTTGAGCAAATACCAATGGTTATTGAACAAGGTAAAAAACATGGATTAAACAAAAGTTATCCGTTAGTGTTTGTTAAAAATTATTCTGCTCAAGTACTAAAAGCCAATATGAAGATTGTAGGAGCAACAGAATATGCTGTAGTGCTTTATAGAGAAAAACTTCCTAAATTTAGAAATAACGGAAAAATGATATTTAATTGGTTTGAATGGAAAAGAGATTCTTCTAAAGAATATCCTAAGATTCATCCAACGCAAAAGCCTATAAATTTATTAAAGAATCTTATAGAAATATTTACCGATGAGGGTGATGTAGTAATTGATCCAGTAGCAGGAAGTGGTAGCACTTTAAGAGCTTGTGCAGAATTAAATAGAAGTTGCTACGGATTTGAAATAAAAAAAGATTTCTATAATAAGGCTCAAAATGAAATGTTGAAAGATATTAAGATTCAAACAACAATCTTTGATTACATTAAGGAGTAGCTGAAATGATAGATTATGCTCTATATCATGGAGATAAATTTATAGATTTAGGAACTAAAGAATATTTAGCTAAGATATTAAACGTAAAAGTAAGGACAATAGAATTTTATCTAAGTCCTACTTATAAAAGAAGAACAAATTATCAAGGATATATCGTAATAAGAATAGAAGAAGATTAGGAGGAATGTAATTATGGAATTAATAAGAAAAGATGATAAAAGGTTAATAATGACACAATATGTGGGGACAGCAACAGAAAAATTAGAATCAGGAGAAGAAGTAACTTACGAACTAAATACAACAATAAATCTATCTCCTATTATTGATTTTCCCAATGGGAATCAAGTGATATTTACTTGGAAAGATATTATTAAATTAGCTGAAAAGTATAGAAGGGAAGGTAAAATCGGATGAGTGAAGAAAATCTGCGAAAAAAATTATGTATAGATGAATATTTAGAGCAAATCAAAGATCATAAATGTTGTGAAAGAGCTGTTCGTGCAATACAACAATATATGTATGTATTAGAAAAAGAAAACACCAATTTTAAACAATCGTTGATTGATATAAGCGAATTAGTTAAAAACGAATCTGTTAAAGTTGATGAAAATTATACTGAAGTTTGCTGTAATGGTGATGAAATTTTACAAATAATAAATAAAGTAGACTTAGGAGGAAATTAAGTGAAAATAGAAATTGAAAATAAAAAAGAAATGTTTATTGAATGTAAATTGTGTTACGGAGCACGAAGAGGACAACCAATTGTTATTAACGGAAACAAATATCATTTGGGATGTATAGACAAGTTAGTACAAAACTATGAAAACACAATAGAATTTTGCGAAGATCTTTTGAACAACAAATATATAACAATTAATGACAAAACTTATTATAAACATGAATGTGATGACGAAATAACTAGTTATATATTAGCTGTTCTAATTGGTAAATTAGAAATAAGTAAAGTAGTTAAGGTGAATAAAGAACAATATATCGAAAAATATTTAAAAGATAGTTTACATAATTTAATTGCGATGAGTGTTGATGAAGAAATAAACAAAAAAGTTAAAGAATTTGAAAAACAATTAATAGACAAAAGGAATCAATACATATCAGAAATTATGAAAGGTATTCAAATATTACACGAACAAGAACCTGGATTACAATGTATGAATTATAAGATTATATTTGAAAATATTCAAAGAGTAGAAAGGAGTTATGAATAATGGACTGGAATATAATTTGGACCATTGTATGGCTAGTATTCATATTACTTTTATGTTTTATATTTCATTCAGCTTGGTTTTTAATGTTGTTAATTATATGGCTTTTAGGTTGGGCATTTTAAGGAGTGATGAATAATGGATTTATGGATAATAACACAAAGCGGCGAACTTCATTCTGTTCTAGGCATTTATTATAAAAAAGAACCAATTGGAGTAGAAGTTTATGGTTACAATCAGAGCAATAATGAAATTTTACTAGGCACCTATCAATGTTATGATACTATGTTTGAAATTATTAGTGAAATAACTAAAAAATCAAAATTTCTACCCCTTAAAATGATTTATGAAGTGCCTAGAGATGATAGAACTATATATCGCAATGGTAAAAAAGAATATTTGCGTATTAATGACTATGATAAATATAAAGAATATATGAAAAGGAGAGATAACTATGCTGAAGATTAA